TAGATGCCATAGATTTTGAGCGGAAACGGTAAATTCAACAACTGTCCATATTCTTTGAATGCCGACCCGCTATTCCATTGTCTCGTGCTTTGCGCGGTAAATACTTCGCTTGCATAAAAATAACCGATTGCCCCGTCTGAGAACGTAACAACACAGTTCGGCACACCAGTTGCTCCACTGTATGTAGCGCCTACATACGACGTAACACATGGGGCAGCTTGAAGCGCATTCGTGCTGAAACTACCAATAACCGAATCAACTCCACCTCTGGCCGTCATTTGCACGCAGAATGCAACAAGATCGCCATTCGCTATCGTCTTGGTGCCTGCGTCGGGAACATGCGTTTGCCAGGAAAGAGTGGTTATGTTCCCGCTACCGCCGACCATAGTTTTCGATACGTCAAACGTGATCACATTGGCAACATTCACCGCCCTGCCGGGCGGACCAGTTGTCATATCGACGGCAGCAAGACCAACCTGGACTGTCGTGCTGGCATTGGCAAAAGTGACTGACAAGGTACGCCAACCCAAGGATGACGACCCGGTAGTATCAATAGTGTGAGAACCGCCATCTGATGTCATCATGCGGCCAAGGAAGATCATAGCTTCATTGACTGCGTCCATCGTTATTGTCGTGTCACTTGGTACGTTGTTGCCCGGAAAAGCAAATCCGCTGCCAATCGGCACAAGCGGTGTACCGGGCAACGCAACGAGTGCCATCAGATCGTCACCACCACCGGACCGGATTCAAAGTCGGCCATGATCTCTTCTCGAGTCGCCATCGGCTACGGCATCGCCAGTGTAAACGAGCGGATGCGCACCGGCCCCCCGCGATAGATACTCGTCGTATTCAGCCGGATCACCGCATCGCTGTTCTCGTCGCCGACGTCGCACGACAGGATCTCGTTGCCGTCCAATGCGAGGATGCGCGCCGTTGCGGCCTGGCCTCGCGCCAGCGCGGCGTCCTCCTCGCCGATCTGATTGAGTTCGATCGCGCCGCCCTCGGCCGCCTGCGCTGCTGGATTGGATAGCTTCAGCACCGCGAGCACATTGCCGGCGATCGACTGCAGCTCGATGCTGCCGCCATCCATCAGGCCGGTGAGCACATCGAGCATGGCGTTGCTCGCGGCTTCCGACAGATTGACGATCACGGCTGCGGCTCGTCGTAGATCAGCGTGTAGCCGCCGTTCTCGTTGCGCTCGATCCGGCTCGGCCGAGGCGGCGGCAGCGGATAGGCCGAGCGCGGCGGCGCGTTCCGATGCTCGATCGGCGGCGACTCGTGCAGCAGACGGATGGCCGACTTGATCTGATCAGCAAGCTCGGGCGGCACGACCATCCTGGCGAACTGTTCCGCCACGCAGTCGCGCACGAACGGCACCATGCCCTTGGCCAGCGCATCGATCTCACTGTCGTCCATCATGCAGCCTCGCGATACACGGTCTTCAATGCCAGATTGAACCGCCGCGTAATGGCCGCGAGCTTTTGCGCGTCCGGCACGACAGGATCGGCAGGCGGCTGATCAGCAGGCGCGTCGGCGGCTGGTGGCAATGCTGGCGTGTTCGGCGCGAACGGATCTTCCTGCGCGTCGCGCTTGGCCAACGCCTCAAGGCTAAAGTCCTGCTGTTGAAGCATCGGACTGTCGCCGCCCTTCTTAGGCACAAGATCAAGTTTCTTGCGCTGTTCGTTCGGCGAAAGAATACCCGCGGATTTTTGCAGCACATCCATCTGCGTCACACTGTCCATGCGCAACAGTGTGTCGGTGTCGAACTCGGTCCCGAGCCCTTCGCCCCAACCGATACCTAGCGCGTGATCAAGCGCCTCTTCGATCTCTTCGATATGGGACTGCAGCGCCTGCGAATAGTACTCGACGTTGAGCGACTGCACGTTGTTATAGCTCGGCAGCGCGCCGACGCCGACCTTGTACGGCGGAACGTGATACACGCTGCAGACGACCTCGGCCGACCATTTCAGGTTCTCGATCATCTGCACTTCGACGTTGGTCATCGGCAGTTTCTCGTATTTCGCGCCGCCGGACAGCACGGCAACGCGGCCGAGATTAATCCGTGAAAAACGTGCCTCCCATTCTTCCTTGACGCGCTGCCGTTCCTCCGGGCTGACCTCGCCCGGCGCCGTGATGATGCCGCCAGGCGTCGAGCTGTTCTCGAACAGCAGCGCCGATGCTTTCTGCGCGTTCAGCCCGAGCATGCTGGCCAACCCCGACGCAAACACCGGCGGCGTGCCGCACAACGGATGAAACAGGCAGTTCATCCGGTCATGGATGATCTCGCGCGCGGGAACCGTAATCTCATCGGTACCGGCCAAATTGTCCCGGCTGATACGATAAAACACGCTGCCGTCATCGGACACGAGCGGCTGCACCCGTGTCGGATCGAGAACATGCAGCGCAACCACCACGTTGCGATTGTCGCGCACCTTAAGCACGTAGGTGTTGCCGCGGCTGAGCTTCGAAAGCACCCACGTTTCCCAGAACTGATTGCGCGTTTGATAATCATTCGGCCGGCGCAGCACCGGACTGAACGCCGGGTTGGTCACCTCGGACCATATGTCGTTGGCGTCCTTCTCGACGAGTTTGACGCGCAGCTTGGCTATGTCGCGCGCGATCAGCGTCTTGCACGCAAAGTCCGCGTGAAACGACGCCGCGGTGTCGGTGTTGACCTCGATGTTGCGCTGCCAGGCGCCAGGAAACGACTCCTGAATGACCGGATACCAGCCGCGGCTGCTGGCATACGGCACAGAGCTGAGCGCCTTCTGGTTTTCGCCGGTGAACGGGATCGGCAGGCCGAGGATGCGCATCAAGCCACCATGCTCATGTGTCGACCCGCCGGTGTCGTTGTTACGTTGTGGATTCCGTTTTGGCCCTCGAGGCCGAGTAACCCGACTGCCTCGATTGCCCCGACTGCCCGGATTGACGTGATTGCCGCTCCGACTCTTTGGCCTCGACGGATCGAGTGTCGTAGCCGAGCGGAGTATTGGCAACGATCGTTCGCGTGATGACAGTCGGCCCGCTGCCATCGGGTTCTTTCTCATCGATATGAACGCCGAGCCGAGCGAGATCGTTTTCCTCCTGCGTCGGCGTCGGTTGCGATGAGTCCATCCGCTCCATGGCTTCTTCATTCAGCCTGGCACGTTCGTCGCGCTGCTCTTCCATCGCCTTGACGTCGGGATGGTCCTTGGTCTTGCGAAGTTCCTTTGCCATGTCATGGCCTCCTGTTTCATGAGAAATGAACAAGCCGCATTGGCGCGGCTTGGTTCGGCTCGTCCCAGGATCAATTCCAGGTCATCGTCTGGGTCCAGGCAACGACGCCTGTGCGGCGCAGACCCCAGTTGATGTCGAGCAGCATACGCACGCCGATGCAATCGGTCTGCCAGAGACTGCGCACCGGAGCTGCAACGGTAGCCGGCGAACCAACAGTTGAGATCGCCAGCGGTGTCGTATCCTCCATATGGATCGTCGCCTGGTCGGAAACATCGAAGCGCGGGGTATCGCCCGTGACGCTCACGAAGTCGGCAGCATCGACCAGCAGCATCGTGTCGGCCGTGACGTTGCTGCTGGAGATGACCGGGTAACCCTGCAACGTTCCTCCGGTCAGTTCTGCCTTGAACGGGAATTCGCCGCCGCCCGCAGTGGCCGGCAAGAGCGAAGCCGCCAAGATATCGCCGGGGTTCATGATCCAGACCGGCGAGCGCATATTGCCGTTAGTGCCCGTGATCAGCGCACCCGTCAGCCCGCGGATATCGCCGATCAGCCCGGCAATGCCACCGCCCGCCGTTGCTGTCGTGGCACTGACACCCGCTTTCAAGCCGGCCGGACGCGTGGTCGTAGCCGCCGTCGCATCGAGCAACACCGAATCAATCGCGACTGCGGTGTCCTCGATGATGGCTTGCCGGATGAGACCCTCGATCGCGGGCGTGCTGTGCTCAGCGATGTCGCGGGTGAAAACCGAGATCACGGCCATTTTCTTCGGAGTGAACGTGATCGCCGTGAACGCACCCTGCCGCACAGGGATCGCGCCGCCCTGTGCCACGAAACTACCGGCAATCGTCGGAGTTGCTGCCCGTGTCGGCATCGACACGATGCCAGCGCGACCGAAAGTGAATTTCCCGCCACGCGACGACAGTGCCGGATAAACCGAATTAGGCATCAGCGCGGCAAAGAACTCCGTAATCGATGTCTCGACGAGCTGGCTGGCCCAGCCCGAGGTCACGGTGTCGGCCGGCACCGTCGCCGCGCGGGTGATCACGTTCAGCACGGCCCGTGTCGGCTCATCGTCGCCGTATTCCTGCTTCATCACGTCATACGGCGACTGCTTGGTGAAGTGCGCCTTGAGCTTGCAGACCAGCCCGCGCAGTACATAATCGCCCTTCGGGATCGCTGGTGCCACGGGTTGCGCCCACACGGTCAGGCCGCCACGCGCGAGACTGCCTTCATGGCTCGTCTCGGCCTTGACGACCGGAGCAGCCGTCGCCGCCTTGGTACGTTCCAGCGTGCGCAACCGCACCAGTTGTTTGTCGACTGCGTCGATCTCGGTAGCCAGCTTGTCGAACTCCTCCGCCTCGTCAGCACTCGCGGTGCGATCCTCCTCGAGGCTCTTGGCCATCACGGCTTCCTGACGCGCAGCACTCGCAGCGCGCTTGTTTTCAAGAGCAGTGATCTGCTCTGCATACGTCTTCATTTTGGTGCCCTCCAGGGCAATCGGTTGAGATCGTCCGGAGGCGCCCGGTGGGTTGAGTTGCACGACATCGCGCGGCACTTGCTGGCCAGACGCGGCCCGCTGCTCGGCGTCGAGATTGCGGATAGTCATGATCGTAGCTTCACTGTTTGCCGGAATGGTCACCGCAGACAATTCCAGAAAATCCCATTTGAGAAAGCGAATGCCTTTCGTCTTGGGAATTAGCTCATGCTCGATTGCTTTGAAGCCAATGCTGAGCCCAGGGACGAGCCCGGCCTTCATCAACGCTGCGCGCTGATCATTCTCAGGGGTCACACCCTTGGGGATACGCGCGACGATCTCAATACCGGGCTTGCCGACTACGGCATGCGTGACCTGACCGATTGGCTGATCGCTTTTGTGCATCCACAGCAGCGGAATCGGCAGTTTGAACTGCGCGCCCATCGGTTCGACTACGTCGTTCAGCCGGTCAGCCGAGGGCGTAGTCGCCATGCCGGTGATCGTGAGGACGCGCGCGTCCTCATCGACCTGCTTGATTTCAAGCAGGCTGTAGGCCCGGTTCAGCATGGTGGTTAGTCCTTCACCGGTTCATCGTCGATGGCCGCAAACGGGAACGGATACGGTTCCTGGACAACATCGCCTTCGACAATGATCTGGAATTGACGCGTCGCCGCCTGGATGATCGGCTGGTCTCGCGTGCCCGAACGCAGCCGGATCGCCGCGCAACCGCGCATTCGGTTCGGATTGAGATTGACCATTACTCCGGGCCGGACGTTGAAGATCACTTCCGCTCCGGGATTTACTCCGGGTATTCCGTCAAACAGATCATAGAAGTTGGTGCCCAGTGGCGACCCCTGGAGGCTGACCACCGCCCCTTGGCTCGTTCGGCGGGCTTGTCCACCTGGCGCTGCTGACGGCCATGCGACGGGGAGAACTTTCCGGCCTGCGCTGGAGCGACATCAGGGCCGACCGCATCGTGCTCGAGGCCGTGTTAATTTTCTCTGCCACAAATGAGGAAGAAGAAATTAACATGAGGTTTCACCGCCGGTGTCCAGCCGCTGAGCGGCATGACGAGCCCGACAACGGTTGCTCCTTGGAAATGGAGCAGATCGGAAAGAAACTGCCGAGCCGGGATGTTGGTGGAGAGAATTGAGGTCTGCATAGCGGTTAGGCGCCGCGACGACGCAATCGGCCTAGTCCAAGCAGGGTCAGACAGCCGAGTATCAGACCGGGCAGTCCGGCGCCGACAATCGGACCGGGCACAGCAAACGTGCTCAGATCGCCGCCATATCCACTGTCGACAGCAGCATTGCCCGTGATCAGAAGATGATATTCACCGGCATTGAGATTTGCCGACCCACCAAATCCCTGGCAGTTCGGGACCAGTTGGCACGCCGTCGCCAATGTCGGGCCGATCACGGTCTGATCGTCGCCGCCGCCGATCTGACCATCCGCGCCTTCGTACACCACCGAACCCGTGAAGTTGGTGATGAACTGGTTGCTGTTGTCCGCAAAAGTGTTGATGGCAAACGCGATCGTCAGGGTCTGGTCAGTATCGAGCGTGAAGTTGTAGATGTCAGCGAACAGGCCTGATCCGCCGCCGCCCGTACCGGGGTTGGTGTTGGAGAACGCACCGGCTCCGGAAGTTGGATTGAGGCCAAGGTTGGCGATGATGTCGGCCTTAGCCGGTGCCGCCAGCGCAAGCACCGTAGCGGCAGCAAGTAATAGTTTTCTCATGTTGGGTTTCCTCTCTAGGCCGCGGGCTCGTCCTTGTCGCGTCGACGACGATCATCGTGGTCGTCGCCGCCATCGTCATCCTGCTGCGGCTTCGGCTGCGGCTTCGGTTGCTCCGGCGGCTTGGGCTGCGGCTGCGGCGGATTTGGCTGGTTGGGCTGTGCTGCCTCAGTGCTCATCGTGGTCTCCCTCAT